TCAAAAGGTGTTGGCGACTGCCTTTAGCGTACCCTTCGCAGTGGCAATGGCAAGCTCTTCAACTTGCTTAAGGGTCAGGTCTAGCTGATATGGCAGGTTAACAGGGACACTTGCAATGCGAGTGCAATCGTCTGGGCCATAGAAAGTCACGAAGGCACTGATCGCCTTTCCATTTTCGTTGGCATCCCAAACAACATCAGAGACCTTTACTTCTGCAATTTTCATTAGTATTTCCCTCTAACGGCATTCCACAGCGGAGTGCCTGGTTTTCTTACTTGAGTATTAATGGTGTCAATCATTGCATCGTTGAGTTGCCTGCCAATAGCTGCAGCATTTGCTGAGCCACCTGTATTGGCCTGTCCACCTGAACCAATGTTTATGTCACCAAAACTGACGCTGATAATTGGCACACCAGAGTCTGCCGCCCCAGCCTGATTTCCCCCAACAAGCCCACCAGAAGCGTAACGGCCTAAATTACCGTTGTTCATTAGACGATATAGGTTATCTACGCCGATCCGCCTAGTGGCTTCTTTGGTGAAAACGAACTCATCTTTATGCACGATGCCTGCGGGTTCATATTTACCGCCCGCACCTGTGTAACCACCGGAATCAAACAGGCTAACTCCAGAGTTTGCAGCGCTGGCATATGCTCCGCCTGGCGTGTTGCCACCAGCACTACCGCTAATCCACCCCATCGCAGCCTGAACTGCATAGGCGACCAGTAACCGGTTTGTCACCTCTGCGATCATCTTTAACATGGATTTGGTGAATTCTTTGAGGCTAGCCGTCCCAGTTGTAACCAAACTAGTCAACATGTCGGAAAGGCCACTGAACGTTGACCCCGCCACATTGCGCATTGCTTCAAATGTGTTTGTTGCGGAGTCGGCATAATCAGCCCATCCGCGTTTTGCACCAGCCTGCCAGTTACTGCGAAGTTCGTCTTCCTTCCGGTATGTCTCTTCCTGCTGAGCCAAAACTTTTTTTTGCGCGTCAGGATTGAAGGCATAGGTCTCAGACAAACGCTGACGTGTTGCCGCCCGCTCAGCCTCCCTGGTTGAAGTCCCTGCAGCTGCCGCATCAATTTCTGCTTGCTTAGCTGCCTGCTGCTGAGCAAATTTGGTCGCCTGATCGGCAAGAGAATTCAGTTTCTGCTGCCTTGCAATCTGATCGCCCAATGCTGCATTAATATCAGCCTGCGCGAGAAGTTTATCCTTATTGGCGAGCAGTGACTTCTCATCAATGGTAAGCGCACGGCCTTTTGGATCATTTGCCGTTGCCTCGAGAATACTGATTTTGGATATCAGTTCCCATTGCTGCTTACGTTGCTGACTGATTACATCGTTAATATCACGATGTTCTTGAAGCGTTTTTAGCTGCGCTTGCAGAGCTAAAGTCTCAGCATTGTAAGTGTCGGTTGAGCGATCACCTGCAGACACCTTAACGGCTGGGGTTTTGGGCGTTTTATTTGGGTGAAACTGCTTGTTTATCGCGTCAACTGCCTGTTGGCGTTGTTGCTCACTCCATTTATCAGGAGCGAGTGCGACATTTTTCCATAGCTCAGACAGAGCTTTAGTGCGTTTCTCCTGCCAGGTCGCTGACTGTTCAAGGATACGATTCCGATAAATCAGTGCATCGGTACGTTTATTGTCGGCATCGGCCGCCTGTTTTTCTGACTCATTAATTTCCTTTTGAGTGGATACTTCTTTTTGCTTTAGGCCGATCTGCTCCTTCAGGGATGCTATAGCCGCCAACTGAGCCTTGCGTCGTGAGTCATACTCCTGATCGCTACTGCTCGTATCATAGCTGTAGCCATACCCCATCCGTTGTCTTTCTGGTAGGAGAGCCTTCTCATACTCAGCAAGCTGCGCCTGCATCTTCTTAAGCATATCGGCAGGCGCTTCTGGACGACCGATATCAAGAAGGCTGTCCCACATCCCCTTGATGGCGTCACCAGTCGCTTTAGCCGCTTTCTCGATAAAGCCCATATTGTCGAGGATTTGCTGGCTGCGCTTCTGCTCAGCCTCGCTATAGGCTTTGGCTGCCGCCTCTGCCGCGCCCTCTTTATCACCCCGCCGTTCCAGCGCCGAAATATAGTCGTATTGGGATGAGGTGAGGAAATGGAGCGTCGAATTAAGATCTTCCGCTGCCTTGGTTGGGCTTGCATACAGTTTTTGGAAGTTCTTAATGGTGCTATCAACAGATTGGCCAGTGGCCTCCTGCATCGCCAGTGCTGCCCGGGTAACTGTTTCGAGCTGCTCCGTTTTAAATGTACCTGCTCCAACCACCTCTGCGAGTGTTCGAGCGGCAGCCGCAACCTTTCCACTGGAGCCGCCAATTTTTTGAGCCATGTCCGACAACTGGCTCGCAGAACTTGCCGAATAATTACCCGTGAGTATCAGCTGCTTATTAAACTCACTGGCTTCCTGGCTGCCTTTGTACCAGGCAACAGCCATAGCACCAAGACCAACCACTAAGCCGCCAATCCCTACTGTCACCGGATTAATGAAACCAATCAGGGTGCGTAAATAATCGCCTACACCAGTCAGCGCGCCCTTGACCCCACCGAACTGGTCTTTAATCTGCCCGCCCTGTTGCAGAAGGATCAGGAACGGCGACTGACCGCCAGCCAGCTGCGTGGCGATATCGGTGAATTGCGCCGGAAGCGTGCGCATTGCTGCGCTGTACTGACCAACGGAGATTCCAGCGCGCCGGGCAGCAGCTTCCTGCCGGGATAGCGCCTCTGGTAGTACGTCAGCGACACCAGAGAGGCGCTCACGCGTCTGGTTAAGGATTGTGTTGAAGTGCTCGAACTGAGCACCGTTAATGCGCCCAGCTTCGAAATGTTCCACCAGCTGTGCGTGCTGTTCATCCAACGAATTGAACGCGCGGATAGTCGGGTCGATGGATCCAAGAAGGTTCTTTAACGCTGCGGACTGCTTTTCTGCCGCCTGGGTAGCGGCTAATTCAGCCTGAGCGCGCGCCGCGGCTTCTCCGGTGTCGGTCAGCTTGAGGCGGGTGTCATCCAGGATTTTGTTGTATGCCTGAAAGGTATCGGTATCCAGGAAACCTTTGGCCTGGAATTTCCGCAGCGATTCTTGCTGCTCATCCAGGCGGTTTAAGGCCTTGGTAACCGGGTCGATATTCTCCAGCAGCCCTTTGAGCGCGTTCTGCTGCTCCTTGAGTCCTTCGCTGCCTTGCTTCGCAGATTCAGCGCCAGCGCGAAACACGCTATTCAGATCATCTGCTTTATCTACAGCACCGGCCGCCGCCTGGCCGAGTTTATCCAGTTCGTTGCTGGCTGTTTTCAGGTCAGAAACATCGGCCCGCAAAGTAATCGAGGCGATCTGGTCTGTCATTATTTCGTCTCCTTATGCATTACCTTGAGAGCCTCGCTTTCCATAATTTGAAGGTCAGCCATGCAGGCCGCCGCATCCTCAACCCCGTGTAACTCGAACATCCAGGGGAGAACGTTGTAATCAAGGCCGGTCGCCCCGCTCGCGCCGACGCGCCACTGGGTTGCCAGGGCAGAGAAGATGGTGAAAGACTTCCACACAGAGGGCAGGATACCCACCTCTTCCTCCACGTCCTCAGGCGTCAAACCAAAAGCGGCTAACTCCGCGAGAGTCGGTCCCGGCGTGTACAACGCTGCGGCGACCTGCCTTAGTTTTTTTCGCGGATACCCATCAGCTCTTTGGTGTAGGCCAGACCGATGCTGTCGAACGCGCGCGGGTAGTTCTGAAGAAGGACAATAACGTTGTCGCGGGTGAACTCGTCAGGTAGTGCCCACCCCTCGACAATTTCCATGAGGTAGTCGGCCTGCGGCTCGATAGCAGCCTTTTTACCTTCAGCCGACTTTTGCAGCTTTTCATCCATAGAGCGCAGCTCTTCCAGTGTCTTGTGGCGGAAGGTAAAGGTCAGCTTGCCGTCTTCAGCACCAGCGCGCGGGATGCTGGCGGTAACGGAGAAGGTCGGGTTCGGGATCAGGGAGAATTTGGTCATTTCGGTTCCTTAGAAAAACGAAACCCGCCGTAGCGGGTATTAGTTAATGCCGGGCAGATACATCTGGACTTCGTCGGCGACGCGATCCCGGGCTGCATGTAATAGCTGCTTGCGACCACCAACACCCCACTTGGCCATTTGGCTGGCACACTGGCTAATTGCCTTGGTTTCAGTGTTGATGATGTGGTCGATTTTGTTCAGGCGGGACATGGCACTGATACCAAGACGCACCACTGTTCTAAATACTTCGTACACTTCAATCTCAAACTCTGGCTTTATCCAGGCGGCATAGCGGATTGCCAGAAGTTCAATGCCCCATGCACCACTTTGATCACCGCCTTTTATAACCTTAAGTGGTTGATTTTGTTCCGAAGCACTTTTTAGTGCTTTGGATTTTAGCGCTTTAACGAAGCGTTTGATCTGCGCGCTACGCAGGAAGACGCTGGGCCTTTGTGACTCAGTAGCCTCTCCGTTAGCTACCGCTGCCGCATGAAGATCGTTAAGACTGTACCGGCCTTCGTCATCAACGCGGACGGAGACCCCATTCACTGAGACGGTTGGGTGATTCATGGTGTGTACCTTTTAAAAAGCGAACCTGTTCACACAGAAAAGCCGCCCCAAGAGGCCCACCGGCACTAACGGCAGTTCTCAGGAACGCTTTCTGAAAGGTTCTTGGTTAGAGAGCGCGTGTGAAGGCGCAGTTTGAAAAGATGGGTAATGCGAATACAGAAAATTCGCCAGCGGTACTCATTGCGAAATAAAGCCCGGCGAACCGGGCCTGATTGGTTAGCTGACAGTAACGGTGCATGCCGCCGACGTTAGGGTCTTGCCTGCGGCGTCAGTGACTTCGCAGGTATAAACGCCAGCATCACCGGATGAGACAGACGAAATGTTGAACGTCGAGGCGGTTTTGCCCGGAATTGCGGAGCTTCCTTTCTTCCACACGTAGGTGTAAGGGGCTGAGCCGCCTTGCATAACGACGGCTAAATCGAGCGCATCTCCAACACTAACTGCTTTGGTTGATGGCAGATCAGTCAGGAACGCCAGCGGCGTAACGGATGAATCGGCGATCGGGTAAATCTGCATATCCGATTCGAAGTTCATGCGCGCTTCGTTGCTTTCCACGGCGTTGATTTCGGTCTTAGGCACCTTCTGGAAAGACACTTTGGCAGAGTAATAACGGTCCGCTTTGCCGCGCGGGTTATGGAACCACACAGCAGTGGTGTCGCTGGATTCGTCAAGTTCACTCAGACGCTTGTAAATTGCCAGCAGCGGATCGTGCGCGAAGGTGTAGACCTGCACCACGGCGTTTTTGAAGGTCGGGATGGTACGGGCCTTATCGTCTTCAAGGAACTGCACGCTGATGGTCTGCTGGTCACCACCCTCTGTGGAGAGGGTCATCACCTGCGGCATCGTGATCCACGTGTCGATTTTACGCAGCGTGCCCGCGCCAGTGCCTGCCGGGAATTTGGTGGTGTCAGAGGTATCGAACGAATCCAGCACGATTTTGGTACCGGCTACGGATTTAACGCGCAGCACCATATTATCGAGTTTTAGCCAGCCGGAGCTCACCTGCACTACGTCGCCCGCCAGGATGCCAGCGGCAGATGCAACAGTCAGTTCGCATTCAGTAGCGTTAGAGGCAGCGGTAAAGGTGATGGGAGCCTGATAGGCCTTGGCCACGTTAACACGCGAGCCGTTAGGGATTGCGAATGCCATAGCACTCTCCTGAATTTAGGTAATAAAAAACCCGCCATCTGGCGGGTCAGTAGTCAGCGCGGTACTGCATGCTGACGGGAATGGTGTAGGTTATGGAGCCACTGGACCCGTTGGACGCCGAGGTTGGCCGGTCCTGGATGGGTTGTCTCACCTGCGGCGGCCCATTGATATAAACAGTCAGGTCACCATCCACCAGCGCAAGCCCTTCAGGAAATGCATCAGCGACAGATTTAGCCAGCCCTCTGGCCTGCGTCACGCCGCTGCCTGCTGGCGCAATGATGTTGAGCTGCAGGATGCCCTGATAGGTTCGCAATTGACCTTCCAGGTCTTGCCCCACCGTCTGTGCCGGCAGAACATAAACACGCCCGTATGGTGAGCTATCCGGGGGAGTAAACGGTATGTTCGGCCAGGCTACGGGCAGCCCAAGCGATAAGCAGATAACCGCAATGCGGCTCTCCAGTAGTTCAGCAATTCGCATTGACTGGTCACTGGCCATTGCGCACCTCGCTCATTGCCTCACGGAACAACTGCGCGGCATCCAGCGCAGTGATGCCCACCATGCCGCCGGGTGCCTGGCCGGAATGCCCGTTCTCCAGTGCTGCCGCATATGGCAGATTATTGGTGAAGAAAATCGAGCTGACCTGCCCTACCCGGAACACCTCGAGCACTGCCAGACCGCGGGAGTTGGAACCCTGGCCGGAAGCGTCGGGGGTGTCGTTGGATTGGCTTGGCTGGCTGTCAAAGCCCACATACCAGTTGTTTTTAAACCGCCCGCCGACATAGCCCTCAGGCTTTTTGATGTCCATCGAGTCGTTGACGCGCAGGCCGCGCTTAAGTCGTCCTGATTTGGTCAGATTAGCCGGGTCATCACGCAGGGTCGCGTTATGCTCCCGCACCGCAGTGTTGTACGCCGTCGCGGTCTGGTTGACCTGCCAGATATCCGGTTGGCCCACCGGGGACATCTCAACCAGTTGAGCGAGGATTTTAATACCCGTCCGGCGCACCACCTCGTCCATCTCCTGCTTCGAGCCATCCACGAACAGCTGAATGGCAGCCAGGAACGGCTGATTAACAGACCCCACCATAGTTACGCCCTCAGCTGGATGTTGTAGGAGATCAGCACATCGGCAGGCTTAACCGGATTCGGCTGTACCACGCGCCACTTTTTGCTGTCGATTTCGATGCGGTCATCGATGCGCACTTCCGTCTCGAAAGTGGCCGCCAGCTTCTTGTCGCCGGTGGCGATCAGGGAACCGTCGATTTCGCGGGAGGAGTATTCGGTGATAACACCGGTTACGGTCGCGGTAATGGCCGGGGTGGTGACCTCTTTGCCGAACTGGTCACGGATGGTGCCGCCGCCGCGGGTAAGCTGATATGCCTTCCCGTTCTCGGTCAGCAGTCGGGTCGCGGTCGCGCGCATGCGGCGATAGTCGATTGCCATGCTACCCCCTTTCGACCCGGACCTGGTTGCCGCCCACTACAAGCCCGCGCAGTGCGGAATAGAACCATGGGAATGACGGAGAAGCTTTATTCGTTCCCGGCTCATACTGGACTGTTACCGCACCCTCGACGCGCTCCATCGTAACCGCCCCACCGCCAGCGACCGACGGGGTGAGGTCAATCTCCTGCGATTCGATGGCCAGGCGACATTGAGCATCAATCAGGCGCTGTGGAATCGCATCATTCGACAGGTCAACACCATCGAAGCGCACGCCGGAACGCGGCCAGGATAGAGGCTGTGATGCGCTGGAACGCTGACCGCGCCAGGCCTTCCCTTCCAGAAAGTCCATTGCCTGCATCAGCATCTGGCTGCATTCGCCATCTTCAGCAGGGATGGTGTATCCGCGCCCCGCAGCGAACGCGCGCAGATCACCAACGCTGGCATAGCTGTTGAAGTCAGACGAATGGGGATCGGCATTAATCATCTCAGAGCTCCTCTCAGGCTTCGAAAAGCTTCTGCTTTAACGCATATCCCATCAACGCCCACAACTCGCTTTCGGCGTTCTCAATAGCAATTTTCTCGCCAATTTCAGCGTTGTCGTTAGCGGAGGAAACTGAGCACGACGGATTCCCTGTTACTGCGAATCCGTTTTGAGTGGTGATGACCGCCCAGCGAAGCACCTGCCCGGTGACGGATACGTGCTTCACGATCTCGGCATGCTTAATATTCGCCTTCAACTCGCCCAGCGTAACGCGCGGCGCGTTCAAGCCTTTGGCCTGAATTTCCTGCTCAATATCTTTATCGCTCACAGTTACTCCTCCAGTCGCCAGTCCAGCGCCAGCCAGTTATCGACTTCGTCAGGGTGAACCTCAGCGCTCAGCGGACCGCCGGGGAACTCCGGGGTATCTCGCATCATAGCCACCAGCTCAATACCTGTTTGTTCAGCGCCGTTCTGCGCGGCAAGCTTTTCAGCCTCACGCTGCGCGCTCTGCTCTTTGGTTAATCCGGCCATTGGGCCTCCTGAAAACAAAGGGGCCGAAGCCCCCTGGGTTAACCCATGATGATGGCGGAATGACGTGGCGCCACAGCAGCCACACCCCATGCCAGGCCCACTTCATAACGCACCTGACGGTACTGGCGGTACAGCGCCACCTGGAAGGTGATGCCAGATACCGGGTCGGTCACATTCATGACGTCATCAGCAGTATCGCCACCTTCAGGCATCGCCGGGGTACGGCTGGCCAGCAGGAATGCCCCGCGGTCAAACGCCATGTTCGGTACAAATTCGCTCAACACAGTGACATCAGCCTGGTCTGCCAGATCCTGACGGAGGCCCGGCGCGCTAATAGTGATAGTGGAAGACGTAGCCGCAACGACCAGATACTGATTGTCATCACCGGCGAACTTCACCGCAGTACCTGCAGCAATACCGCCGGTGCCAGCAGAGATAGCGATGATGATATCGCCCTCTTTCTTCGCGCCATTGACCTTATAGCCAGCAGCAGCGCTTTTCGCGGTACGCTTGATGCTGAAGGATTCGTGGAGGTTGAAGCCCATGATGCGACCGATAACACCTTCACGCAGCAGTTGGTCGGTTCCCGCTTCGTTCGCTTTGAAGAGTACAGCCTGTTTACCACGGATGGATGCCATCGCTTCGCCACCCAGCACCATACGCAAATCAGTAGTCGGCGCACCGTTATCGGTCAGGATTTGACGCGCCAACGCAGCATCAGTCAGATCGTCTTTGATGCTGAACGGGGTATTCTTTGGCGCGCCAACAGCGCGGGAGGAGTTGAGGTACAGCGCAGCGAGATCCGCATCCACTTCGTTCGCCAGCGCACGGAAAGCCTGCTTGAACTGGTCAGCCAGGATGGTGTTGTAGGTACCAGCCGGGCCCAGAGCCAATTGCTCTTCACCATTCCATTTCACCGGGGCCATTTTGGATTTGGTGATTTTGACATCCACACCACCGATGGTCTGGTCGCCAGAATTAGGCGCTGAAGGTCCAGGGACAATATCTTCAGTGGTGGCTGCAGGTGCGACTGGCGCACGTACGGTCTGGTCTTTTGCAGCAGCATCCGCTTTCGCGTCACGCGCCACCGCAGGAATAAAACCAGTTTGCTCGCGGGACACTACGTACAGCGCGGTATAGATGGTCGGGATCAGACCAGTAAGGGTATTGCCTGCCATTTATGGCTCCTTTCGATTTAATCGACGATGCTGACGCCGTCTTTCAGCGCTGCTTGCTTGCCAGCGTTATCCAGGGAATCAAACGCATCGCGTTTCATGGTTTTTTGCCCGGCCTGGTGCTGCGACTGGTGAGAACCGCCGCCGCTGTTACCGGACGCTTTGAGGATGTAATCTTTCTGCGGATGCGACTCGACCAGAGACTCCAGGGCCTCATCAAAGCTGGCTAACTCGCCTGGCTTGGTGCGAGAGAACACCTTGTTGCCCTGCCCGTCGTACGCCACGACTTTGCCGTCTTCGATTTTGAAGTTCTGACCGAAGTGGGAACGCACGAACTCAGCCGGGATCGCCATCTTCTCTGAAATGAATTTGGAGCCACCGAAGCGCCCGCCGATCATCTCGTCGTAGAGCTGGCTTTCGAGCTGTTTGGTCTTGCCGTTCGCTTCATCCAGCTGCTGCTGGAATACCTTGGTAATCTCAGCCTTAACCTGGTCAACAGCGCCAGCGTCGATCAGTTTTTTCTGGTCGATTTTGGTCATCATCTCCAGGGCTTCGAGCGCCTTGGTCGGATCGGTGATGCCAGAGAATTTCGCGAGACTGGCTTCCGCCGCCTCCTTCGCTTCACGGTGAGTTTTAGCTTCACCATTCAGGGAGGTGATTTTGGTCATCGCTGCGGCTGCGTCGAACGGGATTTCTTTGCCATCATCATGGATGTACACAGGCATACCGTTTTCAACGACCACATTTCCGTTAGCATCAAGTTTCAGTTTCATTGTTTTTGCTCCAGCCTTCCGGCCATTGGTAATAGGTCATCCGACCCGGTCACCGCGTCGCATCCGCTCAGCGGCAGGCATAAAAAAGGCCACCCGAAGGCAGCCTGTTAGATAAATTCGACGGTTATTACGCCGCGCAGTTTGCGGGTATAGACTTCATCGCGCTTTCGCTTATGGACCCGAATGGGGTATGGGTAGAAGCATGCTATTCCTCGCTTAACATCCGCCCATACGCAGCGCTTGACCTCGTTGCCGTTAACGAACACTCGGCGCTTACCGCGGCCATCGCCCACATGGTGAAAATCGTCATCTCGCATAGACCACCCCCCAAGCAACTGGTTTAGAGAATTTGCCAGTCATCAGCCAAGACGTCGGTTTGGCTTGGTGCCCAAGGCACGCGAGCGCCATTTGGGTATGGCATAGCACCATTGCCCGGCACAGGATAAATTAAACGAATGTACGGCAGGTCCACAGATGGCGACTGCTGGACCAGCTCAAGCCACAGGCCCTTGCCGTTCCAGCCTGCGCGGGTGACACGCTTGCCTGATTTCAGGGCTTCGACAGCCAGTCCGAAGCTAAGCCCCGCCACTGGTCGGTAGGCTTTGTCGAACACATCTTTCGGACTCCAGCTCACATACCCGTTGAAGCGATCGGTGTTTGGCTTTCCGCCATCCAGATACTCGACGAGATAACCTTCATCACTTCCGTTTTCGTCACTTGGTAACTCCCAACCACGAAAGTCGTTATATGCCAGACGGGTCATCGGGTAAGCATTGATGAGCTTCACGCCAATATGTTGAGTCAT